AAATTACTGTTGACAAGAATTAAATTATATGCTACAGTACTTTAGAGGTAAGATAGTGCAGAAACTATATCAGATATTATTAGGTGCTTTTTTATGTAACTGTTGCTTACTTGTAACACACGACTCTAAAAGTATTACTCCCGAAGTTTCAGTATATTATGATAAGTTTGTGGGATTTGCTAAAGAGTGTAGGATTCCTATCAACAATGCGACGTTAAGAATTGAAATGTCTACAGATATTAAGAAAGAGTATATTGCAGTATGTAGTTACGTCGAGAATATTATAACAGTCAATGCTAAAATCTGGGAAAGGTTGACCGAGACAGAAAGAGAACAAACCATATTCCATGAGTTAGGTCACTGTCTTTTAGATCAACGACACGATGATTCGAATTTAAACGTCATGAATACTATTGGTTTTATTGTTGAAATGAACTATAGCAAATACTACAATTACTTTATGCGAACATTATTTAAAGGTTGCAAAAAAGAAATATACAAACATTTCGAATATAAGGAAAACAAATGACCTGTAAACCAATTAGATTAAGCCACCTGCGAAAAAAAGAAGGGCGGCAAATATTAACAACGCAGCGTTTAACTCTTTCATTACATTCCCTTATATAATAGCTTGCACATATTAAACTGATACTCAAGGTTCTGATTTTGAATAGCAGCTTGGTACAGATTTCCTTTAAGTGTTAGAATTTCTTTTTCATAATCGTTTCTTTTATCGATGATAAGTGCAACACCCATTATAAATACTAAGTACCCGACGATTACTATCACAAACCTAGTCATTTGAAACCGCAACAAGTTTATCGCTGAGTTCTTCTTCTGTGACGATTCCTCTGAACAACCCGTTTACAAAGTGCCCTTTAGTACTTTTTGAGAGTTCGAGCAGTATATTAATTTGCCCGAGCTTATATGCTTCTTTTAAATCGTTAACATTAAAAGGGACACAGTAAGATTTTTCTTCTATTAGTTTATCAATTGTTTTCATTCTTTATTTTCCTTGTAAGTAATTGTGTCCTGTAATGCTTCTATGTTCGATTGAAGGCGGTTTTTTTCGCCTATCACTTTGCTTTTACTACATTGTGAGAAGAATAATAAAACACCCAGTAAAACGGCTATAATGTAGCCCGCTTGTTTTTTTATAAAATTTTCCATTTTTACGCTTTTAATAATCGGTTATGATAATCGTGCTTTTCGTATTTCTCTCCGTTGTAATAATAGGCAAATATTCGGCAATTAGCGATCTTGGTTAAGTCCTTGAACGCTTGAAACATCTTTTTATTTGCTTTAATAAATAATAGACCTAAACGAAGTTGGTTGTATTCGCTTTCTTTGGCGTACTCCCACATTTCCCCAACTGTTTTAAAACCTAAAATTTCAAAGTTAAATCCCATTGTTTGCATAAGTCCAATACTTGTCGATTCCATTGCACTTTCAGCGTCTTTCCTGAAAGCGTCATTAAACGCCTTCCATTCTTCCGCCTGTCTTTCTACTCCGTTTTGCGACCATAACCCCGAAGGTGTGTACGGGGATTTTCTTTTAAACCAAACGGGTTCGAATTGGATTATAATTTTTCCCGTTAGATCGTCAAACCCTTTTCCCCCGCTTTCTACTTTCAAAACCTTGTCTATTGATTTTTCAGGCACTCCAAATTCTATACTTAATTTAACTTTGTCCGCTTTCGTCAATTTCTTCATTTTTATTTTGTTTTAAATTATCTCTTATTTTTTTCTTTATACGTTCGTCACTTACCAATATTTCCAAAATATCCCCCGTTGTCTTCGCCGTCCTTCGTCTAAACTTTTCGTCTGCCTTTTCCCTTACGCTTATAAATTCAATCCAAACTAACGACAAAGCCCCGACAATTGACGCTAACGGAAGTTTAAAAATATCTATCATTCCGCCCAATGGGTTTAGACTGTCAAATAGCAACATAAACAACATCATAGAAAGATAATTGACTATTTTTTTTATAGTTTGTCGAAGTCCGTAACTGTGTGTATATTCCCCAACTGCTTTACTTTTTTTAATCCCGTGAAATAAATCTATCCCAATTGCGCTTAAAACTACAAACCAAGTAAAGAATATAATAAATAGCTTTTCGATTATGCTTTGGTAGTTGTGTGTTAAATAGTCAAATATCATTTTTTTGTGTGGTTTTTAGTTAGTAATTTCTTTTAATGTTATTTACGTTTTTATCCGAAAAAGTCAAGTTTAAAACTGCTTTGGTTGTTGTACTAAAATAGTTCGTGCCTTTGTTGTCTGCAAATTTTACAGGAAATTTAATTAAGTCCCTCAAATGATTATTCAAATTATAATCATTCAAATAAATATCATTGGCAAACAATAAAAAATCTATAATTGGTTGCGTCATACACGACGGCAATAAGTTACTTTGCAAAGTATATTCGTTTGTCTGCATCATACTTATTTGTTCAGAAACAAAATTGCTATAAATAATATTATCTTCTTCGTACTTCGGTTCACGTCTTCCGAAAAACCCGTTAAACCTCAATGCAGTTTCAAAATTGCTATTTTCAAAATCAACGTTTAGTCTTTCCATTAGTCCGTTAGTTCTAATATCAATTCTTACCGTTTTATCCGCCATTTTTACGCTCCAAGATCGAAGTTTATAATTAATGTCGGCTTCTTCATAATTAACCCCCGCAATGCTTACCCTTTTCACAACTGTATAAACTCCTTCGCCTTTGGCTTGTAAAACTTTTTTCCATTTTAAAACAAATGTTTTTAAGTTTGGATTGTCATTAATAGAACCGAAGTTTTTATAAATACCCAAAGCATTATCGTTTAACGGCGTTTCTTCGTTATTACCTAAATCCACAAGGAAAAAGTTTGCAGTTTCGTTCGGAACTTGCTTTTTATGCCAAAACCCCGTATAGTCGTTTTTATCGTCGTCGCTTTCTTCCATTTGGGCGAAAACTTCGGCTTGGTAACAACATTCTTGTATCGTTTCGGCTTGCTCGGTAACTTTTGGAATATCAACAAGCAAAGCGTAACTTATAGTCCTTTCCTTGTCCAAACATTCCCCATTATTCCCGCAAGGTATTAAACTGAAATCTAAATGCCCGCTACCGTAATACCCTAATTCGTTAGGGGATTCCCCACTCAAAAAACCGTAGTCCCAGTCTTGATATGTTTGTAATGTTTGGTAACTATAATATGAAAATTCAGTTTTACAACTATTCACGTCCCAAATTATTTTATATTTTCTGAACAATTGCGGAACTTCGTACACGCTTCCGTTAATTATATTTGTTAATACGTCAAATTCAATATATAAATTTTTGGTATAATCAATGTCAATAAAAAAAGCCCCGTTTCTAAAAAGTTCAAAATCGTAATCCGTAAGTACATAAGGCTTATCAACTCCTATTTTTAAAACTCCTTGTCCGTAATCCTTTCCGTTTAAAGTACCAATAGGCATTCCCCTTTTTAATCCATCAACCAAATTAAAATCAGTTCCCAAGTGCTTACTAAATGGATTGTAAGAGTTTACCAATACTGGGTCTGTTGTAGCAATTAAAGACGTCCCTTGATCGTTAGCTTTACAAAAACCATAAGAGGCTATGGGGTCTGCGGAAACTACTTGATTGTCTATAAAAAAATCGTTCGTCAATGTTTCCACATTGTCAATTTTATAGCTTTTCATTGATAATCCAGTGCTTACCGAATTGTTCAAACATTCGTCTAAAAATCCCCTTAAAATAAAATAAGTCTTCATATTTATTTAGTGTAAAAAAACCACAATTATTATTTTAACTGTGGTTTTTTGGTTTTTATTTTTTTCGCTTACGTTCTTGCTTTAAATTCCATTTTTGAAACCCAACCCGATAATTTTTGAAACGACAAACCAATACCGAACGCATACCAAATTGTTATTTCTACTCCCGAAACCTCAATTGAAAATCTCAAAGCCATAAGCACTAAAAGAAAGCTTAAAACAACTTCCCTTAAATTGTCAATTATTAAAAACCACCCGTCAAATTTATACGGCGTGGTTTTACTGTGTTTGTCCCTTTTTCCTGATTTTATCAGCAAAATAATTGCCATTCCAATTATTGCAAAA